GTTCCTTTGTGTCCAATTAACACTTGGTTAGCTGGGAAGTAAGGGTCACGGTAAACTTGGTAACGTCCTGCTAATGTTCCAACTCTTTCAATACCCATGTTGTATTGGTCTTGTTCTGGAGACGCATTAGATACGTGGAAGTACTCTAAATCATCAAAGATAGCTGAAACTTCAGAAGAAACAACAATCCAGTTTGCTCCACCTCTTAATGTAGATTTGTGGATTTGTGCAGACAATTGGTTGATTGCTGTAATTAATGTTTGGTTCCAATCTTTTTGAGTATAAGAAGTTGTTTGAGAAATTCTTCTCCAACCATTGTAATCCCAACGTAAGTTCCATGCTGCACCTTTACGTAAATCTCTTAAGATTTCACGGTCGATTTCAGCCGCAACTTGTTCAGATAATAAAGCTGTTAATTCAGCTTCAGCATCGATGTTGTGGAAAGCCGCAACGTCTTGAGCTAACTCAGGAGACCATTGTGCTCTTAATTTTCTTTCTGTAACAGATACAGTAACTGAATCTAAATCGAAAGAAACCTCACCGATTTTATCTTCAAATTCTAACTCTTCGTAACGTCTGAAAGCCGTTAAGAATGAAGTTCCTGATACCGCTTCAGAAATAGTAGTACCTGTGTATCCATCTAAAGATGTAGAATCACAATCAGCACATACTGGACAAGATAAATCAACTTCTAACCAAATACAACCATCAGCGTCACAAACATTTTTGAATGAACCACCGTTACCTGTATTAGATGCAGTCCCTGCTGGATTTCCACCTGGGAAGTAAGTTTGAGTAGTGTTACCATATTTCACAATACCTCTACCATAGATTTGAGTTACAACTCTAAATAATAAAGCTCCTGTAGAAACTGTACATGGTGAACCTGCTGCAACTGTTAAACCAGCTCCTGTGAAAACAACTAAATCAGATAAGAATGATTCTGTATCCATTTCGTTACCATCAGGTCCGATTAATTTTCCTGCTCCTGTGTCAGCAAAACCACACATTTTAATGATAACTTTTCTTGTGTTACCTGAAGCGATAGTTAAAGCTCCATCAGTTGTTCCTGAAATGTTAGCATCAACTAAAACTCCACCAGTCCATTTTTGGATTGTTGTAGTAGCAGTGATTGCTGACCAACGACCTTTAGAGTAATCGAATAATCCTGGAGGGTCTAAACTTGGTTCGTTACCTTCATAGAATAAATCATAAAGATTTTTTTCGTATACTGGATTGTAAGTTCCTGTACCTGTAGTGTATCCAGCATTTGGATTACCACCTGTACCATTTGGAGAAGGTAATGTACCATCATTGTAGTTACCCGGTGCTCCAACAGGTGCGTAGTGTTGTCCTGAATATTGACCGTCAATACCACCTTGATATCCTTGAATTTTTGGTACAAAGTAGAATAATTTACCGATTGGTAAGTTCATAGCTTGTACAGAAACGATGTCATTCGCTAATAATTTAGAGAATACTCTTCTTACGATAGGGAATACAACAGTTTCAAATGAACCTGAAGACCCGTCAGAAGTTGCTTCGTTTATTAAGAAAGACGCTTGGTTCTCATATAATTGAGCTACGTTTTCTCTTAAGTGACCTTTAAGACCTTCTAGAAATCCTAATTTGTCCCATTTATTAATTGTGTCTTCTTTAATAACTTTAAGGTGTTTTAACCCTATGTTACCAACTAGACCTGATTCTAATAATGCTCCCATTTTTTTGGTTTTTATTAATTTTTAGTTTATTTTTATTTTAATTTACTCATTAAATCTTTCATTCTAAGGAATTGAGGATTTTCATAAGTTTTTGATTCAATTAAGTTAATCGCTGAACCTGATACCGGAGCTTTTTGAATTGCTCTTTCCATCGATTCGTTCATTGGTTGACTTGTATTAACTGAAAGTTCATCTTTAAGACTTTGATATAAATTTTTAGATTCTTTGATAGTTTCAACACCATCAAATCTTCTTAATATATTTATTTTTTCTTGTTTTGATGTTGAATGTTCAGTAAACAAACGTGTAGCATAAGCCAAGTTTGAATTGAAAACAGCAACTTCATTCAATTTATTTCTAAATAC